CACGTAGAGGGCACACACGACTGTGACCAGCACATAAGTGCTGGTCACGACGTCGGGCTGACAGGATTTGAACCTGGCGACAACAGCCGCTCGGATATGCCCGATGACCAGCGATAACACCGTGAAAATGACCATCTACCAGGCGATTACCGATCGGACATAAGCGCACGTGAGCGGCGCCGATGTAAGCTCATCTGGCACGTATCTGGCACAGATGAGAGGGCCTCGGCATGGCTGGCAAGAGATCGTTCGGGAGTATCCGCAAGCTCAAGAGTGGACGGGTCCAGGCCCGCTACACCGGGCCGGACGGAGCCGAGCACAAGGCCCCGACGACGTACTCCGCCAAGATCGACGCGGAGGGCTGGCTGGCCCAGGAGCGTCGTCTGATCGAGTCCGGCGATTGGACCCCACCGGCCGAGCGGGACGCCGCCAAGGCCACCGGCGGCCTCACGCTCCGGGCCTACGCCGACAGGTGGCACGCCGAGACGATCAACCGGCACAAGCCGCGGACCCGTGCGCTCAATCGTGGGTACCTGGACAACGTGATCCTCCCCGGCCTCGGGGACAAGCGACTCAAGGCCCTCAAGGTCTCCGACATCCGGGAGTGGCACGCGGGCCTGGACAACTTCCCGACGCGCAACGCCAACGCCTACAGCCTGTTACGGACCATCCTGAATCAGGCCGTCGATGACGAGATCCTGGAGGCCAACCCGGCGCGGATCAAGAGGGCCGCGGTCAAGCACCGCAAGAGTGAGCCGGTGGCGTTGTCCCCCAAGGAGATCCGGGACTTGGCCGACAAGATCACGCCGCGCTACAAGGCGTGGGTCCTCCTGGCCGGGTTCTCCGGGCTCCGGTTCGGTGAGCTCACCGCGCTCCAGCGGTCGGACATCGACATGTCCAAGGACGGCCTGGCGGTCACCGTCCACCGCGCGGTGGTCCGCGTAGACGGCAAGTTCGAGACCGGACGGCCGAAGTCCCGCGCCGCACTCCGCACCGTCCCGCTCCCCGAGGGCCTCCGCCCCGCGCTGGAGGACCATCTCCGTGAGTACGCGCTCCGAGGCAAGGACGGCCTGGTGTTCCCGACCTCCACCGGCGCGATGATGTTCGCCTCCACGTTCCGCTACAGCTTCGCCAGGGCCGCCGAGGCCATCGGTAAGCCGGATCTCACCCCGCATGGACTCCGGCACACCGCCGCTACCCTGTTCGCCCAAGCCGGTGCCACCCTGGCCGATCACATGGTCCTCATGGGCCATACCTCGGCCGCCATGTCGGCGCGCTACACCCACAGCACCGAGAGTCGGACCCGCGGCCTGGTCCAGGGGCTCTGGAGCGACGACTAACGGCGTGTCGCGCTCGGCGTGTCGGCCCTCTGACCTGGGAAATTGACGCATGGCGTCAACACAAAACACCAGGTCAGAGCGTTACGGACGTTGACATGATCGGACACGCGCGGCTAATCTCGGTTCCGTTAACGCGTGAAAGCGCGGACCGACTGGCTTACGTCTAGACCATCGGCCGCGGGACCCGGCGGGGCTCCAGTTCGTGAGACGTGGACAACCATCCACCCACCGACTGGAGCCCTTTCTCATGTCCGCTGCTAAGTACCTCTCCCCGTCTCAGTTCGCCGAGGAGCTCGGCGTCTCCGACCGCACCGTCCGCCGGTGGATCGCGGAGGGCCGCCTGGCCGTCGTCCGGCCGTCCGAGCGGATCATCCGTATCCACCGTGATGAGATCGCGCGGTTCCTCGGCACCGACGCCGCGTGACCCTGTCTGACACCAACCCGAGAGATCAAACTCCCTCCGTCAGAACAGGATTCACCAACGTGACAACATTCCTCATCATCACCGTGGCCGCCATGGCCTGGCCGACCGGATACGGCCTCGGCGTCATCCTCCGCCCGGAGGTGAGCGCGTGAGCACCGACAACCGAGTCCCCGTCACCCTAACCACCGGGGAGGTCGCCAGGGCCATGCCAGTCCTGGCCGAGGACTACGCCAAGATCCAGGACGCTCTCAAGCGCGCAGAGCGCAAAGTCCACAAGATCCAGGCCGACGACGTGGACAAGGAGCGTAGGCGTCGGCACGCCAAGAGGACCGTGGACGCCGAGGAGGCCGCCGAGGCCTCCGGTGACGCCGCCGCGCGTATCGCGGATCTCTGGATGGACCGGGACCAGCTCGACGCCAGTCCGGGCCTGGAGCCGCTCCTCGGGACGCTCCTGTTCCGTAGGTCGCTGGTGGTCCTGGCCGGTGCTCCCGGTTCGTTCAAGTCGTTCGTGGCCCTGGACTGGGCCGCGACGGTGGCCACCGGGACGACGTGGCAGGGACGCGGGGCCGTCCGCGGCTCGGTGCTGTACCTGGCCGGTGAGGGTGACGCCGGGTTCCCCAAGCGGCTCCGCGCGTGGGAGCTGGAGAACAACAAGGGGAACAAGGTCACCCTCCAGGTGTTCCCCCGACCGGCCGCGCTCCACCGGGCCGACGACGCCGAGACCGAGGCTCTCCTCACGTCGATCATCGAACGGTCCCCGGATCTGGTCATCGTGGACACCCTGGCGCGCTATGCGCCTGGGATGAACGAGAACTCGGCCCAGGAGATGGGCCAGTTGGTGGCCAACCTCTCCCGGATCAAGGACGAGACCGGCGCGTGTGTCGTCGTGGTCCACCACACCGCGCGCGACGGTGGCAATGAGCGCGGGTCCACCGCTCTCCGCGGTGCCTCGGACGCGCTCTACATGATGGCGCGGCCGAACAAGGACCGCCGGACGGTGGAGTTCACAATCGACCGCGCCAAGGAGGAGGCCTCCGGCGGGGACCCGATCAAGCTGGCCCTGGAAGTGGTGGACACCCCGCTCGGCTCCTCCCTGGTGATCCCGCACGGTAACCCGATCACCGACCCCTTGCCGGTGACCGCTCCCGAGGCTATGCCGACCCGCAAGTCCACCAACCTGGTCAAGCTTCTCTGGAATGTCTACGTCCACATGCGGGTGACCTCCACCGGGTGGACCGAGGGCCAGATCCGCGCGTTGGTCAAGGCGTCGGATCTCAACCTCGGGAAGAACGAGCGCCAGCGCTGGCCGGAGACGTGGGGTAAGGCGACCTCGGAGGGATACCTCAAACGGCCGAAGAACGGGGACCTCAAGGAGACTGGCTCGCGTTGGTTCATCGACGTGGCCAAGGTCCGAGAGGATCTCGGGTTCACCGATGAGGCCGAGTCCTACTACAAGGAGCACGTCCTGGAGGAAGCTCCCGAGATCCCCGACGCCGAGGCCGCATGAGGAGCGTCCGGTCCGGTGTCCGGTGGGTGTCCGCTGTGATTCAGGCCACACCGTCCGCTCGGGATGTCCGCTCGATGTCCGCCCCGTCCGCTCCGAGGCATTACCGCAGGTCATTAAGGGTGTCCGCACCGGACACATGAGCGGACACCGCCATATGTCCGCTGTAGGCGTCCGGTGGTGGGGGTTTATCCCCACCGCCAGCGGACAGGCCCGAAAGAAGAACTGAAAACAACCAACCTCCAGGCCTCGAATGGCCTGGACGACCAAGGAGAACAACACCGATGAGACACCTACGTCTAGTCACAGCCTCGGATCTCATCAACGACGGCCTCGGCGTGGAGCCTGGAGAGACCATCACGGCCGACGACCTGGCCGAGGGGCCCGCCATGGTGACCCTCTCGGACGAGGACCTCCTCGGCACACCGTCCGAGGACTGGTGACCCATGACCACCGACCCGATGACCCCGGCGGACTCCCACCTACAGATGGAGTTCAACGTGGCAGATCCCAACCGGGCCGCGGCCCGTATCGCGTCCCACTTCGCTAACGGCACCGTGCCTCGGGAGACCTCCCGTACTTCCCTCGGGGACCAGCTCGGCGTCGGCCGACCCCGACGACGGCGCGGCCGGTCCGAACAGTCCCGAGCCTTGGCCGAGCAGGTGATGGACCAGTGAGCGCCGAGCCTGCCCTCCCCGGCGTGGATCTCCGGCGTCGGCACCGGGGAGATCCGGCGGCCGAGGAGGTCCTCGCCATCCGGGAGTGGGCCGAGGAGCTGGCCTCCATCGCGGACGCGTGGCTGGCTGGCCGGGAGGCTCTCCGAGCACGCCAGGCCGAGGAGGCCGAGGCCCGTGAGTACCGGGCAGCAACCGAACTATCAAGGAGCACACCGTGACCGAGATCAACCGCCAGGCCTACCGCGACGCCATGGCGTTCCTGTACTGCAAGATCCGCAACGACCAGGAGGGCATGGCCACCTTGGTCCAGGGCATGGACCCCGGTCCCACCCTGGACGCCATGGCCGACATGAGCCTGGGTATCGCGTCCATCGCCACCGAGGGCCAGCCCACCCTCTGGCTCAACGTGGTGAGGGGCCAGCTCGACGCGCTGCTGGATGAGCTGGAGCGTGGTGGCCTTGCTTAGGCCATGCACGTCGTGCGGTGAGCCTCACGACGGCGCTGGCCGGTGCTCGGACTGCCGCCGGGAGGCCGACACGGCACGGACAAGGACCAGAGACTCCTCACGTGCTCATCAAGGGACGGCCCGGTGGACCCGGCTCTCGGCTCGGCTCCGGCGGTCCTCACCGTTCTGTGAGCGGTGTGGGTCCACCCGGCTCCTGGAGGTGGACCACATCCTCCCCGTGGTGGAGTTCCCCGAGCTGGTCTACTGCCTGGACAACCTCCGGGTCCTCTGCCGCCGGTGCAACCGCTCCCGTGGTCATCGGTGGACCCATGAGGAGGCCGTGGTGGTCCTGGAGCGCCTGGAGAGCGCCTATCGACGCCGACCCACCCTGACCCTCCGGGAGGCCGTGAACGTCGCTCTCCGGGCCGCCGAGGGTGGGGAGGGACCCCATGCCGGACCCGCCCAGCCTCCGCCGGTCAGCCGCGAAACGCGTTACACACCCCCATGGGGTATAGCGACCAGGCAAAACGTAGGCGTGTCTCATATAGTGGGACGCACAGACCAGGAGGTGAGAGCGTGAAGGCTGGACCCAAGGCCGCGGTGGACCCGACGCCGCTCCCGTTCCGACCGCGCAAGACCGGCGCGGCTCGGCTGGCCGCGTTCTGCCAGAAGTTCATCAAGACGCCGAAGGGCACCGGCGCGCTCAAGCCGATGAAGCTCCGGCCGTGGCAGATCGACCTAGTCGGCTCGGTCCTGGACGCCGAGGTCCAGCCGCGCACCGCCGGATGGATGCTCCCGCGTGGACAGGGCAAGTCCACGCTCATGGCGGCCTGGGGAGTCTACGAACTGTTCACCGGCCCCGAGGGTGCCAACATCTGCGTGGTCGCCGTGGACGAGCGCCAGGCCGGGATCGTGTTCGGTATCGCTCGGCGCATGGTGGAGCTGGACCCCGAGCTGGCCAGCCGGTGCCAGGTGTTCAAGGAGCGCCTGGTCATTCCCGGCCGTAACGCCGAGTTCTCTTGTCTCCCAGCAGAACCCAAGCGCCTAGAGGGCCTGGACTACACCCTGGCCATCCTGGATGAGGGTGGCGTGGTCACCCGCGACACCTACGAGGTCCTCACCCTCGCCCAGGGCAAGCGGGAGCGGTCCTCCCTGGTGGTCATCGGGACGCCGGGACCCAACCCTCACGACAACGTCCTGGCCGATCTACGGACGTACGCGGCCGAGCACCCCGACGACACCACGATGGTCTGGCGGGAGTTCTCCGCCGATGAGTTCATTGACCACCCTGTGGACTGCCGTCACTGCTGGGCCTTGGCCAACCCCGCGCTCGGGGACTACCTCCATGAGGACGCCATCGTGGCGCTCCTGCCTCCGAAGACCCGTGAGGCGACCTTCCGACGCGCTCGGCTCTGCCAGTTCGCCACCGAGGAGGACGGCGCGTTCCTGCCTCGGGGACTCTGGGATGGCCTCTCCACCGGCGTCGGGGTCCCCGATGGCGTGGACGTGGTCCTGGCGCTGGACGGATCGTTCTCCGACGACACCACCGCGCTCCTGGTCGGCACCGTGAGCCAAGAACCTCACTTCGATGTCGTGGCGACCTGGGAGCGACCGACCGGCGACGAGAGTTACCGCGTGCCGGTGGCCGAGGTGGAGCAGATGATCCGGGACTCCTGCAAGCGCTGGAAGGTCACCGAGATCATCGCGGACCCGTTCCGCTGGACCCGGACCCTCCAGGCCTTGGAAGCCGAGAGCCTCCCGGTGGTGGAGTTCCCTCACTCCCCGTCACGCCTCACCGCGGCCACCGGGGACCTCTACAGCGCGGCCACCAACGGCCGGATGACCCACTCGGGAGATCCACGCCTGGCCGCCCACATCGCCGCCGCGGTCATCCAGGAGGACGGCCGAGGGATGAGGTTGGCCAAGGCCTCCCGCAAGCGCAACGCCCGCAAGATCGACCTGGCCGCGTGCCTGGTCATGGCCCACTCCCGAGCGACGTGGCGGGCCACCCGTAAACCCAAGCGTCGCCGTGTCAGATCGTTTGCAGAATAAGGAGCTACACCGTGAACGAACCAACCAACGCCGAGCTGGACCAGGCCCTCAACGTCCGAGCGCCCGCGCTCCACCGCCTCGGCCAGTACTACGCCGGGGAGCAACCTCTGGCGTACCTCTCGCCGGAGGCCCGTAAGTCCATCGGCCAGCGGTTCGACCGGATCGCATGCAACCTCCCGCGGCTGGCCGTCTCGGCCATCGCGGAGCGCCTCCGGGTGACCGGATTCACCGACGCCGAGGGCAAGCGGGACGCCACCCTCTGGGACGCCTGGGTCCGCTCGGATCTGGACCAGACCTCTCCCTCGGCGCACCGTGAGGCCTTGGCCCTCGGTGAGGCCGCGGTCATCGTCTGGGCACGCCCGGACGGCAAGGCCTCGGTCTCCATCGAGTCCGGCCGCCAGGTCGCAGTTTTCCGGGACGCCGGGACCCGTGAGGTACTCGCCGCGGTCAAGCGGTGGACCGAGCTCCGCCCGGACGGCACCGAGGGAGCCACGCGGTGGGTGGTGTACCGGCCGGACCGCATTGAGCACCTCATCGGGGACGGCGCGCAGATCACCGCGGCCAAGGTGGTCCAGACCGTGGACAACCCGCTCATGGCCGTCCCCGTCGTCCCTCTGACCAATGCCGACCGGCCGCTGGACATGCTCGGGGTCTCGGAGTTCTCCGACTTGGTCCCGGTGGTGGACGGGATCAACAAGCTCACCGCCGACATGATGACCGCCTCGGAGTACGGCGCGCGTCCCCGACGATGGGCCACCGGCCTGGAGCTGGCCGAGGAGCCGCGCCTGGACGACAACGGGGACCCCGTCCTGGACGAGGACGGGGAGCCCATCGTGGACGTGGTGAACCCGGTCTCCGAGACGGACCGCATGATGGTGAACGAGGCCGCCGAGGGTAAGTTCGGACAACTCCCCGGCGCGGATCTCACCGGCTACGACGTGGCCATGAGGTCCTTGCTCCAGCAGGCCAGCGCGGTGAGCGGCCTCCCCGGCCACTACCTCGGCCTCAACTCCACGGTCCCGGCGTCGGCCGACGCCATCCGGGCCGCGGAGGCCGCGCTCACCGCGCGCGCCGAGGCCCGCCAGGCCGTGTTCGGCCGAGCCTGGGAACAGGTCGGCCGCCTCATCCTGGCCGTGGAGAACGGTGGAGAGGTCACCGACTACTCCCCGCGGGTCCAGTGGGCCGACCCGGCCACCCGCTCGGCGGCCCAGGAGGCCGACGCCGTCGTGAAGCTCTATCAGGCAGGCGTGCTGACTCTGGAGGAAGTGCGCGAGCGGCTGGGGGTCCAGAATGCCTGAGAGCTGCACGGTGGACGGTTGCTCACGACCAAGCCGGACCCGGCGCATGTGCTCCATGCACTACAAGCGCGTGTGGAAACACGGTGACCCCGAGTACATCCAGCCCAGTTCATGGCCTGAGAGGTGGCTGGATCGGCCCACCTACAGCGGCGCACACATGCGCGTGAGGCGTGTTCGCGGGGCCGCGTCGGCTCATCAGTGCGTCGATTGCGAGTCTCAGGCTCGGCACTGGTCCTACGACCACGCCGACCCCGACGAACTGCGCCAGGAGATCCACAAGGGTTGCGTGGCCGCATACAGCGCCGACCCGACGCGTTACGTCCCGAGGTGCGTTCCCTGCCATAAGCGATTCGATCTACAGGCACCGGCCGCCGGACCGACTCCGGCAACTGAGAGCGCAAACGTGACCGAGGAGGCCGCCGCGTGAACACCGACGACGACAAGACCACCGACCAGACCGAGGACCAGGGTCCCGACACCACCGCCGAGGCACCAGAAACCCCGGCCGGGGACCAGGAAACAGCAGGTCAGAGCGGTGACAACGTCACTGTGACGGAACAGTCCGAGGCCTCGGATACCGAGGAACAGGCCGGTGAGGACACCTCGGAGACCCCGCCGGAGGGCGACACGTTCCCCCGCGCGTACGTGGAGGAACTCCGCCAGGAGGCCGCCGGATACCGGACCCGCGTCAAGGACCTGGAGACCAAGCTCCACCGGCTCCAGGTGGAGCAGACCGGCGCGCTGGCCGACCCGGCAGACCTGGAGTTCGACGCGGCCCACCTGGAGGACCCCGAGGCACTCCAGGCCGCTATTGAGGAGCTCCTGGCCGCCAAGCCTCACCTCAAGGCGCGCCGGTTCGCTCCCGACGCCGCCGCCCAGGGAGCCAAGGCCTCGGCCTCCAGCGGGGTGGATCTGCTCGGGATCTTGCGCCAGAACGCCTAGACCGAGCCACCCAACGGTCCCCGTCCTCATTGCCGAGGACGGGGATCGTCTCATATAGTGAGACGTAACGCCCAGGTGGCGAGATTCTCACCGCAGAGTGAGCCAGGCGCTCCAGACGCGGAAACCGTTCCGTCCCTTACTATCTGGAGACACTTCCATGACTGAAACCACTGCAACCAACGGCGCGCTCCTCAAGGAACAGGTCGCCAGCCTCCTGGTCCAACCTCTGGAGGCCGCCTCGGTGGTCCTGGCCGCTGGCCCCAAGATCTTCGACTCCTCGGAGCCGCTCCGTATCCCGCGGGTGACCGCCGGTGCCTCGGTCGGCTGGGTCGGTGAGTCCGAGCTCATCCCCGCCGGAGACGTGGAGTTCGATGAGATCAACCTCATGCCCTCCACGCTCAAGTCGATCAAGACCCTCATCAGGTTCTCGAACGAGCTGGCCCGCCAGAGCGTCGTCGGCCTGGACGCCGTTCTCCGCCAGCGCCTGGTCACCGACGTGGCGAACAAGCTGGACGACGCGCTCCTGGGTGGCGACGGCGCGGCCAACACCGTCACCGGCCTCATCAACCAGACCGGCGTCTCCACCGGCGTCCTGGACGTGACCGAGCCGGACTCGCTCCTGGACGCGCTGGCCGTCGCCGCCTCGCATGAGATCGCGCCGACCCACTGGATGATCTCCGGTGCCGACTTCTACGCCTTGAGCAAGATCAAGGACGCCGATGGCCGCTACCTCATCACGCCGGACCTCACGGCCGAGGGCAAGCGCACCCTGTTCGGCGTCCCGGTCATCGTCACCAACAAGCTGGCCACCGGTAAGGCCATGCTGGTGGACATGAGCAACGTGGCCGTGGTCCGCGACCTCCAGCCGAGCGTCACGGTCCTCTCGGAGCGTTACGCCGACTACGACGAGCAGGCCATCCGCGTGGTCACCCGCTACGATCTCGGCCTCCTGCACCCGGAGGCCGTCACGGTCCTCACCGCGGCCTGATCGGCCCATGAACTGGCCTCGGCCGGAGGTTGTCACGTTCCTCCGGCCGGGGCCTTTCCACTAGGAACAGGAGGCCGAGATGGCCGTCACCAACACTGATCTGGTCAAGTGGCTCGGGGCCGACACCACCGACACCGCGCTCATGGCCCAGGCCACCCAGGCCGTCACCATGGCCTTGGCCATGTGCGACGCCTACACCCGCGGAGCTCACCTCAAGGCCGATGGGTCCACCCGTCCCGGCGTGGACGCCGTGGTCCTCATGGCCTCGGCGCGCATGTTGGCCAACCCCGAGGGACTCAAGTACGCCACCGGCGTCGTGAGCTTCTCCGAGGCGTTCAACGGGTTCACCCTGGCCGAGCTGGCCGTCCTCAACCGATACCGCCGGAGGGCCGCGTAATGCCTCGGCTACTGCTCCGGGACTCGGTCACCCTCAAGATCGGCGGAGGCCGGGACGAGAACGATGACCCGATCCCGACCCAGAACGTCCCCGTCCGGGCCGCGGTCATCCCGATCTCCGGCACCGAACAGGCCCAGCGCGGCCGGTCCACGTCGCTCACCACCTACCGGCTGGTGGTGGCCGACGCGCGCATTGAGCAAGTCACCACGGTCATCTGGCGGACCAAGACCTACACCCTGGAAGGTCTGCCCATGCCGTACCGCGTCGGCGGCCGACACCATCATTACGAGGTCCTCATGTCGCTTGGCCAAGGGTGAGATGATGTAGGCACAACTGAATCGGAGGCCGGAAGGTCTCGCCACGCTGACAAGGCCCGGACCTCATCGAGATCCGGGCCTTTGTCATGCCTTGGTCTGGCACGTATCTGGCACACGTGCCAGGTCCCAGCGTGTTTACGCTGGTCACGACGTCGGGCTGACAGGATTTGAACCTGCGACCACTTGACCCCCAGTCAAGTGCGCTACCAAACTGCGCCACAGCCCGTCTGCTCCGCCTGGCGAAGCGAATTCACCTTAGCTCACCCGACGGCCAGACTGCTAATCGCCTGCGTACGGCTACTTTTCGGCGCGCTGACGGTCGACCGCGATCCAGATCGCGGAGACGATCAGAGCCCCGATGATGGAGCCGATGATGCCGCTGGGACGGAACTCGATACCGTCACCGGCGATCAGGCTGATCAAGAGTCCGCCCACGAATGAGCCGATGAGGCCCGAGGCCAGAGCCATGCCCCAGTTGAGCCCCTTGCGGCCGGTTCCGAGGATCAGTTGGGCGGCAGCACCGATGAGCATGCCCCAGAGGACGATTCCGATGATCAACAT